TAAACTTGGCAAAGGCCGCCCAGTCAAAGAGCTATCTATAACTCAAGCACTCCGCGACTACATGCACGAGATACCGCAGATCACAGTAGGCGGGCAGAAGAACACAGACAAGACGTGGGCGCAGCTTGTGGCGCTGGGTATGCTGCTGAAGACGGTCAAAGGTGATGCGTCAATGGCGCGGGAGATAATAGATAGGCTGGAGGGCAAGGTATCGCAGCCGATAGCCGGAGCCAACGGCGAGCCTATAGCACTCAATATCGTGGTCAACTCCCAGGAGGCAAAGGGAACGCTGGACAGCATAGCGGGTAAAGTTTGAGCCAACTTGACAATAAGAGGTACGACGAGGGGCAAAAATGTGCCTTTACTCGTAAAACATTATGCGAACCATAGCTTCACCGTCAACCAGGATATTTAATGATAATGCTACCGCCTTCGATAGTGGCAAGCGCCGAGCGTTAAACGAGGGCGGCACCTCATCGAGTAAGACGTGGTCAATCCTTCAACTGCTGATATTCATAGCGCAGCGGGCGACAAAGCCCTGCCTTATATCTGTGGTGAGTGAAAGCTTTCCCCATTTAAATAGAGGCTGCATCCGAGACTTCCGGCGCATAATAGGTGATGCTTGGCAGGATGATTGCTGGAGTAAGTCAAACCACATCTACACCTTCGGCAAGGGGCAGATAGAGTTCTTCTCAGCAGATGAGCCGAGCAAGCTCCGAGGCGGACGTAGACAGATATTATTCATCAATGAAGCAAACAACATACCATACGAGGCTTTCAAGGAACTGGACATCAGGACAGAGCGTTTCACATTCCTTGACTGGAACCCCGTCAGCGAGTTTTTTGCGCATGAGCATCTAATCGGGCAGCAAGAGAACGCATACATCCATAGCACATACCTTGACGCAATAGACGTGCTGCCCCCGGACGTGGTAAGGAACATCGAATCGAACAGGCTCACCGATCCAAATTGGTGGCATATTTATGGCGAGGGACTCATCGGCAAGGTCGAGGGCCTTGTCTACCCCTACTTCGACCAGGTGGACGCGCTGCCAGCGGGCGACGTGTTCTATGGGCTGGACTTCGGTTATTCAAATGATCCGTCAGCCTTAGTCGCTTGCGTGATACAAGGGGATAAACTCTACAGTGACGAGCTGATATATGAATCAGGGCTAACCAATGATGCTATCGCTCACCGCATGGATGAGCTGGGCATTAAGCGCAACCACGCTGAGATATTCGCGGACGCAGCGGAGCCCAAGAGTATCGAGGAGATACACCGCTTCGGATTCAACATCAAGCCGTGTCCGAAGGGCGCTGACTCTGTGGAGTACGGCCACCAAAAGATTCGGCAGTATAAGCAGTTCTGGACGAAGCGCAGCTTGAACTGTATCAAGGAGCAACGCAACTTTAGGTATATCACCGACAAGAACGGCAAGTACACCGACAAGACGACGCACGTCTGGAGCCACGGCTGTGATGCGCGGCGGTATGGGGTAGTAGCAAAGGTATCTAAAGGGCCTTCAGGTATATCAGGTTTAAGACAAGAGGCGAGGTTTAAATAAGATGCCAGATAACACACAATCGACACAGCCGATGGATTTACCCGCAGCCATGCGCAGGATAGGGCGCACTGGTCTTAAATCGTATATGGGTATCTTGCATGAGCAGGAGCTAACACAGCTTACCAATGTGCTTGTAAGGATGCGCATATTCCGCGAGATGCGGCTTGACCCAACCATCGGCATTCTTGAGCAGGCGATAACGCGGGTGCTGCTCGCTGCTGATTTCAGTACGACTCCAGCTGGCAACACCCCTGCCGACAAGTACGCTGCTGATCTGCTGTGGGACATCATGAACAACATGTCATGTGAGTGGTACGAGCACGTCGAGGACGCGCTGGAGCATCTTTGGTTCGGCTTCGCTATTACACAAATGGTTATGAAGTTTCGCCCGGACGGCAATATCGGACTTGCCGACCTCATGCCGATGGCGCAAGAGATGACCTTCAGATGGGGACGGCAAGATGCTAGCGGTAAAGTATCAGGAATAGAGATGCTTGACCCTGTGACCGGCACGATATATCGAATACCATCTGAGAAGTTCCTGCACTTCACAGACAGAGGACGCAAGCGCAACCCTGAAGGCGAAGGCATGTGTCTGCACGTCTGGAGGTCTTGGCGGTACAAGACAAACCTTCAAGAGATCGAGGCAATAGGCATTGAACGTGACATGGGCGGCCTGCCAGTATTTGAAATACCTGATAAACCCAGCGAGCAGGAAAAACAAGACATATTAGAGCAGGCAAAGGCCATGCGTGTTGATGAGAATGCCGCCTTAATCACTTATGGCGATACGAAAGTACACCCCTATGAGACGGCGAACAAGGTGTATGACGTTCGCAAGGTCATTGAGGATTACGCCTGGGACATTCTGGCCTATTCCGGCGCTCAGTGGTTGAAGCTAGGCCAAGAGCATGGCACACAAGCACTCGTTCAAGGCACGACTGATATGTTCGGCCTCTACCTGCGGGCTATACAGGAGCGCATGTTGTCGGTCTGGCATAAGCAGCTGATACCGGCGCTTGTAATGTTCAATCCAAAACTCACAACGCCGAACGGCACACCGAAGATCACATGGGCTGACCCGGGCGTGCCTGACGTAAAGGCTATACTTGAGGCGTTTGCCTCAGGAGTCAACAGCGGCGTTATCACGCCGACCCGCTCCGACGAAGAGCATATACGGTCAATTCTCGACCTGCCTGAGCTGCCCGCCGATATGGGGCAAGAGGCAAGAGTTCCGGGTATCGGCGGCAATGATTTAATGCAGACAAAGCTGGCCGACTTGATGAATCGCGAGCAGCCCGCAACGTCGATAATGGACATGGCAATCAGTAAGTTCTCGATGCTGAAGTTCGCAAAGGTTGACACATCCAATGGCTTTATGCGTTTGCCGATAGCGGGCTTTGACGGGCCGGTGACGGTAGAGCTGGTGAATGGCGGTTACATACGCCGCGAGAAGAACCCCGACTTCACCGAGGGCGGCAATGACTTCGCCTATGACGGCGTGCGGACACCGTTTAAGATGCCTGCAAACACCGTCTGGATAGACTTCGATGTCAACGCCAGCGATGCCATGGGCGTGCTGGGGCACGAGCTGTCCGAGCGTGCCGAGATGTGCAAGCGCATACAGGACTTCATTAAAGCCAACGGGAAGCGCCCTGATGCCAGTGAGATACAAGCCATCTATGACGAATGCCACGACATAGCCAACGGTGTAGAACATGATATTAACCTGCATCCTGAGCAAGCAGCGGATAGGATATGCGAGCTTATGGCGTTGCAGCCGAAGAATGAGCTGACCTACGCCGGGGGCTTCAAAGAAGATGAACATCCGCGCGGGGGCAAGGGAAAAGGAAGTTGTAATTAGGAAGGGCACTAAATATGAGATTCTTGGGAGTAAGAAAAGAATTATCCACCAAGAAATAAAAGGCTATGCCTCTTGGGATCAGGAAATTATTGAGGTGATGTTAAGTGAAAAGTAGATTTGTGGATGATAACTTAGACTTCATTACTTGCGATCCTAAAGACGAGAAACCTGCCGAAACAGAGGAACCTAAGCCCGAAAAGGTAGAGAATGCTTAGACATCTACAAGGGTCTTGGGAGCGCCACGCGAACAACATCCAATATCTCCTTATCAATAAGTACAACCAGTGGGCGAAAGAGACTGAGCGGGCGTTAATGAGGGCCATAAGGCGCGGGGAGCCGCCTCAATACTTGGCGGGTATCCTAAACCATGCGCTTGAAGATTTAAGAGGCCCCTTGCAAGGAGAGCTGCGTGCTGGCATCATGCGCTCGGCGACGCTGGCAACAGGTGGGCCGCTGGCAGGCTGGCAATTCAGCCCTAAAGCATTGAAGGCACTGGCTGAGCGTATCGCAAAGTCGGATATGTACGTACAGCAATCGCTACTGCCCGCTATCGGCGAGTCTATCCTAAAGCACGTTGAAGGCGGGGTAGACAGAGAGACAATCCAAGCCGCGCTGGGTTTACAAGATTCAAAGATAGCTCAAGCCGCTGGGCAAGTTTGGGCGGCAATAGGCGAAACGCAGAAGGCAGCATTGCAGGGCTATCAGGATGAAGGGAAGAAGGTTGTGCCGGTGCGCTGGGAACTTGATCCGAAGGCCATGCACTGTCAGACAAGCATGAAATATGGCACGTTCGGATGTGTGACACTCGCGGGGACGTACATGGGAGGCATCGACACGCTGCCGACAGTACCAGCTGCAAACACTACGTGCGC